CTGTCAAGGCACAGCCGGAGGAGACGCCGATGCCGGAGTATCCGGTTCCCAAGAAAGATACGCGGAATACCGCGACAAGCCGTCGGTCCTCATTGGCCTATTCCGTAGTACGGCAACTGGCTCACTGGACATCTGGCACCTTGCTCAAGAGTTCTCAACTTTACCGGTCCTTGGCGAAAGCTTTATTAGGGATAACCCGCCGATAGACCGTGTTATTGCAACCCCGAGTGAGCCGCAATTCCTCCTCGACAGTCATATAGAACTAGTCTGTGCGCGACCGATGCCCACATACTCAGTACCGGGACTCATTGACCACTTCTAAGGAGCTGTATGAGCTGGGAACAAATCGCGGCAGCTGCTAGCGGACCGATTGGCGCAGGGATCAGCGCCATCGGTACCGCCAGTAGTAACGAAACAAATCTAAAAATTGCTCAAGACACTCGCGACTTTAATAGTCGCGAGGCAGCAATCCAGAGGGATTGGCAGCAAGGCATGTCCAACACTGCCTATCAGCGCTCCATGAGAGACATGAAAGACGCCGGCTTAAACCCGATGCTTGCATTCTCTCAAGGGGGCGCTAGCTCGCCAGGAGGAGCGTCAGCTTCTGCGAGCAATCCCGCACCGATGCAAAATGAACTCTCCGGAATTGGAGATAGCATCGGAAAAACGATGAGCTCTGCTCTGAGCTACCAACAAGCAAAAAAGGACATCGAAAAAACAGACACAGCAGTACAACTCGACAAAGCAAACAAAAACCTAACCGATAAACAAACCGAGATTGCTACTGCCAATGCAAAAGCAGCAAAAATCAAAACAGAAGAGTTGCAAGCGCAACTCCCCGCTCTCCTCGAGAGAGCGAAAAATTCCAAAACCCAAGAAGATCACAACAAATACTTCCAAGGCTTCGATAATTGGATTCAACGATTACAAGACACCGCTGGTGTTGTCGGCTCTGCCCTGGGCGGAGCATCCAAATATCAGGGCCTAAGAAATCGCTCACAATCAACATCAGATGAGCGAGAAGAAATGGAACGCCTCAAATACGAGGCTAACTACTGGAAAAACAAACACACAGGAAAACCAAAAAAATGAACCAACCAAAAAACCGTGAACAACGTTCACCTAATGCGTTTCGCATTAACTACCAAGCCTCTGAAGGCATCGGCTTAGAGTTTGATCGCAAACTCGGCCGGACAAAACAAAGCATGAAGGATGAATGCGACATTAATCAGATCATGAAAAAATTCGAAAAAACGGGAATTCTCCCAGACATGATCAAAACCAATCCACAATACGGCGACTTCTCGGAGCCAATCGAATATCGAGATTCTCTCGAACTGGTGCGCCATGCGGCAGAACAATTCCAAGCCCTATCCGCAAAAGTACGCGCACGATTCAACAATGACCCAGAAGTCTTCCTAGACTTCGCTACAAACCCCGCGAACGCCGAGGAGATGGTAACCCTCGGACTCGCAACCAAACGCGTGCCCAAAGACGAAGGCACCGCGTTAAACAAGGGCACTATTGATGCCCTCTCAACCGCAATCGCAGAAAAAACCAAACCAACAACCAAGAAACAAAAAAGCGATGAGTAATAGAATTCGCGGACAAACAGGCATTAAAGGCCTTTACTACGCAAATCTACCGCTTACAGCGCGAAACCTTCGTCGCTTAAAAGCCAAAAACAAAACCCCCGGAGTACTCTCCGGGGGTTGCCAACCGTTAGGGCGGCAGGAGCCACCGACCAGTTGCCTACTTGATGTAACTGGTCGGACTGACACCAAATGACTATTTGGGGTCTAAACCCTCTGCCTTCTCGGCTTCATTCAGCGCACCGGCTAATTCGCCGATAGCCTTCTGAAGCATGGCAGCTGTAATACTCTGTGGGTTCTTACCCTTGAGGTACGTAACGCGGTTAATCAGAAGCCCGAGTATGATCGAGATTTGCTCGGGCGTTAGTTTTACATTTTTCATAGTTCCTCCAGTTTTTACTGAACACCGTAGACTGGGAAACAAATCGGGTTATCTAGGAGCCCGAAGGGACCGTGAAACGGCGAAACGTCCTAGAAAACTTGATTTTTTCACAGTAGAGTGTATGAAGTTAAAACCGGGGAAACTAAAAAAATGAAACGTCGCTCGAAAATGTCTCGACATAAATCGAACAAACTGTTCCGTCGTACCGCGTCGCGAACACACAAGAAAAACGTTAGCCCAAAACCAATGCGCGGCGGAATTCGCCTGTAAGCAAAAAAAAAAGGAAGTAGTAACAATGGCCTGTTACCACCCCCTTAAGGGATACCGGTCCAAGGACCGCAACTCCTCGGGAAAACGTAGCATAGTTTTCAACAAAGCCCAAGCCTACTCGGACCTCGAAATTGAGGTTCCGTGTGGCCAATGCATCGGATGCCGACTCGAACGTTCACGTCAATGGGCAATCCGCTGTATGCACGAGTCTCAAATGCACGAAGAGAACTCGTATCTGACACTCACATACGCACCCGAAAACTTACCCCGCTTTGGAAGCTTGAATAAGAAAGACTTTCAAGACTTCATGAAGCGAACCCGCAAACACTTCGCAGGAAGAAAAATCAGATATTTTCACTGCGGAGAATACGGAGAAAATGGCGAACGCCCTCACTACCACGCATGCCTATTCGGACTAGATTTCTCCGACAAAGAAGAGCATAAAAAAACACCACAAGGCGATACGCTATTCACATCCAAAACCCTGGATTCACTATGGCAAAAAGGACACTCGACGATCGGAAACGTCACCTTCGAGTCTGCCGCTTATGTGGCCAGATATATTACGAAGAAAATCACCGGCCCACGCGCAGAACTCCACTACAACCACATCGACCAAGAGACGGGAGAAGTCCTGGCCGAACACTTACCAGAGTATGTAACCATGTCCCGGCGCCCGGGCATTGGGATCCCCTGGTACGAAAAATATAAATCAGATTGCTTCCCCTCCGACTTTGTCGTCGTGAGAGGGAAGAAAATGAAGATACCTCGAGCTTACGCAACAATGCTCGAAACCTCAGACCCAAAAGAATTTCGTAAACTCAAAGCAGAAAGGAAAGTCGCCGCTGAGGAACACAGCGACGACAACACACATGAACGATTAGTGATTAAAGAAGAAATTCAGTACTTAAAACTAGAACAATTGAAAAGAAAGTTTGAACAGAAATGAAGTTAAAAGTCTACGCAATCTATGACATCAAAGTCCAACTCTTCCAACAACCCTTCTACATGCAGACGAATCTTCAAGCGATTCGTGGCTTCGCTGATCTCGTTAACGACGAGAAAAGCAGCCTCAACAAACATCCGGAAGACTATCGTCTATTTGAGCTAGGCGATTATGACGAAGAATCCGGAACATTCAAAAACACAGAGCAACCTGTACTATTAGCCGAAGCAATGGAGTACACTAAAAAGCGTTAAAAATGGTCACGCTGTCGACGGGAAACCGTCGACAGTCGTATAAAAATTTTTAAGACACAAAAAGGAAAACATGAAATCCGTAATGACTCACAGTTTCTCACAGGTACCGCAGGCGCAAATACCGCGCTCAAAGTTCAACAGAACGAGCGGCTTCAAAACAACCTTCGACGGTGGTTACCTAGTACCCTTCTTCGTCGACGAGGCTTTGCCCGGAGACACGTTCTCCCTACGCGCCACACTCTTCGCGCGTCTTGCCACACCGATTGTGCCTTTCATGGACAATCTTCGCTGCGAAACATTCTTCTTCGCGGTACCCAACCGGCTGGTATGGGACAATTGGCAAAAATTTAATGGAGAACAAATCGATCCCGATGATTCCACCGACTATTTGGTACCCCAAATGGTCGCCCCGGTAGGGGGTTACCAAATTGGCCAGTTGTCCGATTACTTCGGACTACCTACAGAGGTAGCTGGATTCAGCCATTCCAGCCTTTGGCACCGCGCCTATAACTTAATTTGGAACGAATGGTTCCGAGACCAAAACTTACAAGACTCTGTTGTCGTCGATAGAGACGACGGACCAGACACAGTCACCGACTACACACTTCTTCCTAGAGGAAAACGCCATGACTACTTCACAAGCTGTCTCCCCTGGCCTCAAAAAGGCCCTAGCGTCCCTCTCCCACTGGGCACTTCAGCACCCATATCTCGCGTCAGTAATGCTAGTGGTTGGTCTGTCTATGACCATAGTAGCAATACTCTCTCGTCTCCCAATGATTTGGGGACCTCAACAATCTCCGGTACCCTTGGGTATCTGTCGACAATTGACTCCGGACCAAACCGAAGATCCCTCGACCCCAATGGCGGACTTATTGCCGATCTGTCCACCGCCACTTCAGCAACCATCAACGCCCTCAGACAAGCGTTCCAACTCCAAAAACTCTACGAAAGAGACGCCCGCGGCGGCACCCGTTACACCGAAATCATCCGTTCGCACTTCGGAGTAGTAAGCCCCGATGCACGACTCCAACGGCCTGAATACCTCGGTGGTGGTTCCACCATGGTTAACATTCACCCTATCGCTCAAACGAGCTCAACGGATGCGACTACTCCCCAAGGTAACCTTGCGGCGATGGGAACTTTCAGCGCTTCTGGGCACGGCTTCAGCAAATCCTTTACAGAGCACTGCCTTCTCATTGGCATGCTTTCGGTACGAGCTGACCTTAATTACCAACAAGGCCTCAACCGGATGTGGACCCGCAACACCCGATGGGACTACTACTGGCCAGCACTCTCCCACATCGGAGAACAAGCTGTCCTAAACAAGGAAATCTACTGCCAAGGCACAGCCGGAGGAGATGACGATGACGGAGTATTCGGTTACCAAGAAAGATACGCGGAATACCGCTACAACCCGTCGCAAATCACTGGCCTATTCCGTAGCACGGCGACTGGCTCACTGGACATCTGGCATCTTGCTCAAGAGTTCTCAACTTTACCGGTCCTTGGCGAAAGCTTTATTAGGGATAACCCGCCGATAGACCGTGTTATTGCAACCCCGAGTGAGCCGCAATTCTTACTCGACAGCCACATAGAGCTGGTCTGTGCGCGACCGATGCCCACATACTCAGTACCGGGACTCATTGACCATTTCTAAGGAGCTGTATGAGCTGGGAACAAATAGCGGCAGCTGCTAGCGGACCGATTGGCGCAGGGATTGGCGCCATCGGTACCGCCAGTAGTAATGCCACAAACTTAAAAATCGCCGAAGACACACGAGCCTTTAATTCGCGGGAAGCCGCGATGGCTCGTGATTGGGCACAAGGCATGTCCAACACTGCCTATCAACGCTCCATGAGAGACATGAAAGACGCCGGATTAAATCCGATGCTTGCATTCTCTCAAGGGGGCGCGAGCACGCCAGGAGGAGCTTCGGCATCTGCGAGCAACCCCTCACCGATTCAAAACGAGCTCTCCGGTATCGGAGAGAACATCGGAAGATCGATGAGCTCCGCTCTCGGATACAAACAGGCAAAAAAGGATATCGAAAAAACTGAAACAGCTGTCGATCTCGACAAAGCCAACAAAAACCTCACAGAAAAACAAACTGAGATCGCAACAGCATCAGCCGAAGCAGCCAAAATAAAAGCCCAAGAAGCGCGAGCGGGACTACCTGCTCGCATCAAGGAAGCTCAAAACGAAGCTAAGAAAGCTGACGCTGAAACAAAATTCATTCCCGTGGACCCCTGGATTCAAAGAGCCCAGGATGCCATGGGAGTAATTGGCTCTGCCTTAGGCGGAGCTTCAAAATATAGGGGCCTCAGAGGCAAATCATCGTCCGGTACTGGCGATGAAATCGAAGAAATGAAACGCCTCAAATACGAGCGCGATTTCTGGAAAAACAAACACAACGGAAAACCAACAAAATGAATCAACCAAAAAATCGTGAACAACGTTCACCAAATGCGTTCCGCACTAACTACCAAGCCTCTGAAGGCATCGGCTTAGAGTTTGATCGCAAACTCGGCCGGACAAAACAAAGCATGAAGGATGAATGCGACATCAATCAGATCATGAAAAAATTCGAAAAAACGGGAATCCTCCCAGACATGATCAAAACCAATCCACAATACGGCGACTTCTCGGAGCCAATCGAATATCGAGATTCTCTCGAACTCGTGCGCCACGCGGCAGAACAATTCCAAGCTCTCTCTGCAAAAATTCGCGCACGCTTCAACAATGACCCAGAAGCCTTCCTAGACTTCGCTACAAACCCCGCGAACGCCGAGGAGATGGTAACCCTCGGACTCGCAACCAAACGCGTGCCCAAAGACGAAGGCACCGCGTTAAATCAGGGCACTATTGATGCCCTCTCAACCGCAATCGCAGAAAAAACAAAACCAACAACCAAGAAACCAAAAAGCGATGAGTAAAAAATACGATTACGCAGAGTACATCTACAAACCGAGTGAATACCCCGCTGGGGTCCTTGAGGAATTTCGCAAATTCCTCGAACTTCACGGTCATAAAGAAGTCCCCGGAGTACTCTCCGGGGACTTGCCAACCGAAGGGCGGCAGGAGCCACCGACCAGTTGCTTACTTGATGTAACTGGTCGGACTGACACCAAATCACTATTTGGGGTCTAAACTCCCAGTACCCTTCTCTGCCTCGTTCAATGCGCCGGCGAGCTCGCTAATCGCGCGTTGCAACAGGGCAACTGTTTGACTCTGAGGGTTCTTACTCTTGAGGTAAGTAGCTCGGTTAATCAGCAACCCGAGAATGATTGAAATTTGCTCGGGCGTTAGTTTTACATTTTTCATAGTTCCTCCAGTTTTTACTGAACACCGAACACTGGG